CTGTAGTTGTTGTAAATCCTTTAGCACAAATAACTGCTGCTGTTAATTTTGGATCAGGTTTACCTGGTGTTACTTTTGCATTTGGTAAAATATCAGCGTGAGCAATGCCTGCTGATAATAATGCTACGAATAATAACTTTTTCATATTTTTCCTTTATAAAAATTAATTGCCTTCACAAGACCTTCTATATAGTCTTCCGTTTTTTGCTTGTAGATAAAAGGTCCACCATTTTCTACTGCCATGATAATGACCAAATTATTTATTGGTTCACCTATCAATTCTTCATACATTAAGGCATATGCTGCTGTTTGCCAAAAGTAATCTTGAATTTCTTCTAAATCTTTAACTCGTTTAGATGTTTTAAAGTCAATGACTGATAAATCTAATTCAAAGTCAGCAATACAATCAACACGACCTGCTACACCTAACTTCTCTGACCATAATGCCTGTTCTTGATATCTAATGTTATCTATACGATTGAGATATGGCTTAATAGATAAAAACATTTCTTGAGCATCAGGCATAATTTCACCTAATGGTTCATTATTAAGATATCTCTCGCATAGTGTATGAACATTGGTACCACGATTAGATGCTTTCTTTGATATAGCATTAGCAACATCATGACCAACCCTATCACGCCATCTCTGTATAGATTCTTTCTTTAAAGCACCTAATACAGTTGTGATTGATGGTAACTTCTGACCATTAGGTGAGATATAAAATCTACCTTTAGATGTGGTTTCAGATTCTAAATTGGGTAATACTTTTGGCGGACAATAATTAAATGTTACCATTCTCTAGGTGCTTTTGTTTTGTGACCATCTTTGATTGTGTTTTGACCAACTTGTTCTTTCATTCTACCAATAACATACTTCTCAAATGTAGAATCAGCCTTACCTGTGCCAGGTGTATTTAATCTCATACCGTCAGATAGAATAGGTGTGCCTGAATGATGCCTAATGTGTGTAGGATTATCAATTAAGTATTGGTCTAATTCTGTATAAGACATTTTCTTTTCAAATATCTCATCTGTTTCTGTATTCTTAAACTCATAGTTGGGCATTATACCACTCCGGAATTGGTCTAGAATTAATTTTTCCTTGCCATGAAGCAAGATGTGTTTTATTGTTTATATAGTAATTTCTGTAGGACGCCAAAGAATTTCCTGCTATCTTCACCGCATCAGGCATAGCTGGTGTTGGTTCGGTAAAGTTAGCATTAGGTATATTCTTTGGTGTGTTCCAAAATAACTTATCAACTAGTCCTATCTGTTCACACTTATGGACTTTACCATAACGATAGGTATATTCTTTACATAGTTCTTTGAGTAGTTTACTTAACCAGATATAGTTTGAATTACTATGGCGACACCAGATAGCGGATGGATGGTTGATGTGTGTTGCTGAATACAAAATAGTTTCACGGTCATCAGATAGAATCCAACGCTTAACATTACGATTAGTTTTTGATTTTACAGTTACTTCTTGGCCATCTAATACACGGTGGGCCGTGGATAAAAGCTGGGAATATTCTAAAATCATTTTTATACAATGTTTATCGTTGTGCATTTGCGCACAAACGGTTTCGTCTTTATCTAGGTAAAATATATTCATAATGTAAAGGATAACACAATACTGCTGTTATGTCAAGTTTATTTTCTAGCAAAAATATGTTTAATCTTTTCCCAAAGTGTTCTTTCTTCAGCAAGTAATTTATCTCCTGCTGTGTTTAATTCACCTTGTAATGTATTAACATTCTTTTTGAGAGCATTAACGATGGTAAGCAATTCTTTATGTTTTACTAATTCATTATTAATATAACCAACAATATCATTAGAAACATTAGATAGTCCTGCATGAAATGCTGGTGCTTCTGGTGCAGCTGGTGCTGGTGTAGCTTCAGGTGCTGGTGTTGCTGTCACTTCAGGTGTTGCTTGTTGAATATCATCTGCCATAATTTTCTCCTTAATTAATTAATATTTCCAATCTTTACAATAACCAAGTTTGTGTAATTTTTTCAATGCATCATCACATTTATCACCGATATCGGTTCTATGATGTTCATCGTTACCAAACTTAACTTTATCGACAATATCATAAGCTTTATCTTTTGCCTCTGATACTGTATCACCTACTCCTGTGCAAACAACAATATAACTACCTGCTGTTCCCCATTCATAGGCTTCTTCATCTAACACACCATCGACCATTTTAACTGTCTTTGATAGTTTCACTTCACAAGGATGAATAAATTTATAATCATCACCTTCTGCTTTCTCTGTTAAAACAGGGAAGTCTAGGTATGATTCTTCTTCGTTTTTGTTGTGTGGGAAATCTGAATTTGCCATTACAACACCAACACAAGTTTTAAAATCCACTTCTAATGTGTTTTTACCTTTAACACAATCTAAAATCCATTCTGCTGGGTCACCTTTATGTAAAGGTTGTTGAATATTCCACATAGGATATCCAGGTCTTGCTGTCCATTCCATTGGCCATGGTGTACCATCTTTCTCATCAATGATACAATTCATATCTAGCATACCAACATAACCAATCTTGTGTAAGGTGTCTGCCATTGGTTTGAGTAGCATATCTGCTAGTTTAGATTGTTTGGTGTAACGGATAACTGTTCCCATCTCTCCTGTGTTTACACCAAGGTCTTTGTTCATATGTTTCTTATGTTCAAAACCTTCTGCAAAGAATGGCATCCAACCTGCTGGGCCAAATATACCAGTCACACATAGTTCAATACCAGGTCTAAATTCTTGTAGAATAAACTTACCGGTACCGCCACCTTTTTCTTTATGTTTCATTAAGAAACCAATCATATCTGCCTCATCTTTGGCAACATATGATAATGTCTTGTCTTCTTCTTCACCTATTGGTTTAGAAACCCAACGACCACCATGTTCTTTTACGAATTGAATGGCTGCATCATAATTACTGAATGGGTGTGATGGTATAACTTTACCACCAAAGTCTTCAATTACTTTTTGACCATACATACGGTCTAATTCTAGTTTAGCTGCTCGTTTACCTGGTCCAAATATAGGATAACCTTTCTTAATATACTCATCAATTTCATCCATCATTTCGAGGTTATCTGATGAGAATATCAAATCGGCAACATCCATATACTTGCGCCAATTGGTAATCTTGTCTACAAGGCCTTCACCTATATGGGAAGACCTTGAGCCTTTGGTATACAATTTGACTGTGTGTCCGGCAGCAACACAGCGTAAGCACCAGTCTAAAGTTAATGCTGGTGGATCAAGAACGAGAATAAGCATTTAAATTCCTAAGGTATGAGTTAATTTACCTTATTATTTAGTTTATTCCAATGTGCCTGCTTGTGCTTTTAAACTCTTAATTCTCTTTGCAATATCTTCTGATGATACAGTTTGCATTGCGAATTGTTTGAATTGGTCGTAAGAATCTCTGACCTTGATTGATGTTTTGCCGCCTACAGCAGCTGAATCAGAAATGAATAATGCACAACCACCATCACGGAGTGGAGCAATCTCAATCACTTCATCTAAATTTAAAATTACTTTACAATTTTTCTCAACTGATTCTACTTCAATAAATAACGCCATTTTACTCTCCTTCAGGTTTAATAATATCTTTAAGTTTAACGAATTTCATTTTTGCTGCTGACATCTCAGCTGACATCATCATCTTTTTCCAAATTGCTCTTTTCTCACCTTTAAGACTTGATAGTAACCTTTTGGTAGATTTTGACATATTATAATTTGAACCCATTATCTTCCTCTTGTTTCTGTTTTATCACAATCAGATAACCTGACCAATAAAACATCTGTTGTATTTAGTGGCTTGACAAAATAACATTCATTATTGACCGACCATACTAAATGATTTTGAATACCTTTTTCAAAGGTGCCATTGAAACCACCTTTAGGTATTAAATAATAAGCTATATTTAAAAGAATAATTGCAAGAAATATTCCAATAATTAACAAGTTCGATGCAATCCATCTTGATACATTTTTAACTGTTGTTACCATTATAATACTCCATACTTATATGAACCATACAGTATAACACCAATAATAGATAATGTCAATACAATATAACCCAATCTTACCGACTTCATACGATAATATTCAACTTCAAATTCAATCATTTCTTTTTGTGCTTGAAGCATATCATTCATTGTGCCTCTTGTATAATCATCAGCATACATTCTAATGGTTTCATTTTGAAGCGCAAGATGTTTTTTCGCCTGTAGATAACGATAAAAAGAAAGCATTATTTAACCAATTCTGTATGTTTATGCTGTAAACTTTTACGCAAGATTTTGAACCAAAGTTTTTTTTCTTTTTTGGTATTGTGTCTAACACAAGCACGATACATTTTTCTAATTAATTTTTTAACTTTCATAGAATAACCTTTTCCAACTTACATGACGGCAAACTTCTTGTTTTGCTTTTGCCAAAGAATCAAACTTATTACCCATAATATATATCGATTTTGGGCCATAGACCAAAATATCACCAATCATTGTTTCAAATCGATATCTAGTTTTACCTTTGCTATCAACTTCTTTAGTTTTACAATGATAATTATCTACAATACCACCAAAGATTAAAGTTTCCCTTAACTCGTCTGATACTATCTTGCGCATAAAGGCATTATTCATTAGTGCACCACATGAAGATGAGGTTTTTGTTTTCTGATATCAGGTAATGATTGAATAGTTTCAATTGCTTTAGATAAAAGCATTGATGCTTCTTTTTCACAACCTGCAGCTTCAGCAAACATAACTATTCTTGCTGTAATGATAGCAATAACATTTAAAGCATTATCAATCTCATGTTTATCAATCATATCAGCTATAAAGGTATCGATATCAATTGAAATAGTATTCAATTGTTCATCTGTTAAATTATTCAGCATCTTCATCTTCCATTGCTGATACAAAAACCGATACTGCTAATAATAAAGCACCTAAGCCTATACGCCAATCAGCTAAAAAGATTAAAATAAATCCAATCAATGCTGCTAATAACGGTAAAAATT